CTCAAGTATCTCAAAACCTAGTATTCGAACAGAATTCAACCTCTACGAGAAACAATTTCTTAGCACAAGTTAACCCGTATCTAGAAAGTATCCAACAGAAGCAAGGTCTTTATGCTTACAAGATAATAATGGACGATACTAATAATACTGCAGACGTAATTGATAGAAATATACTAATAGGTCAGATCTATGTACAACCAACAAGAACAGCAGAATACGTCTACTTAGACTTCAATATAACACCTACTGGAGTAGCTTTTCCGGATTAAGACACTAATTAAAAGTTAAATCCGACTATTTATAATCAAATAAGACAACAACATGGCAATATTAACCCAAGATGAGATTTTCTTCACTCAATTTGAACCTAAAACACAGAATAGGTTTATTATGTATATGGACGGTATACCTTCCTACATGATAAAAGGATTAACTGGATTAGGATTCGAACAAGGGGAGATCGTACTTAACCATATAAACACCTACAGAAAGGTGAAAGGTAAACTTAGATGGAACGATATTAGCATGACGTTATTTGATCCAATCACGCCGTCCGGAGCTCAAGCAGTAATGGAATGGACTAGACTACATCACGAATCCGTAACCGGAAGAGATGGTTATTCTGACTTTTATAAGAAAGAAATAGTATTAGACCTAGTAGGACCTGTAGGAGATGTAATCTCAGAATGGGTAATAAAAGGAGCATTTATTAAGAGTGCAACATTCGGAGATCTAGATTACGATAATGACTCTGCAGTACAGACCATTGGATTAACTCTCGGATGTGATAGCTGTATCTTAAACTTCTAATAGAACATACAACACCCTAGTTATATACCTAACTAGAATAACATACAACTTAATTAAAACACAGTTTGATACTGTGTTTTTTTTATGTATATTCACTAACTGATTAAAAGCGATAACATTATATTTATAATAAAATAAAACTATGTGCGGATGCGGATGTAATACATGTGAGACAGGAGTAACAGTAACACTAAACAAAAGGTTAATAAATAAAGAGAATTTATCAGAAGGTATGAGGTACCACTTAGACAAAAAGCAACATCTATCTAATACCCTATATGAAAAAGGTTCGGAAGAGTACTTTAGGTTATTCTACGAAGCCCGTTACCTTTATTCTAGAAGTAAAATAAATCTTTCAGGAGAAGATTTAAAAATAATACTTGAGACAAACCTAGGACACTACGGATCATTTAAAGGAATACCAGTACCTTTAGATTACCCTAGAAACGGTAGAGTTTATATAGAAGGTTTAAAAAGTAAACATTTATACCCAAACCTAGAAGTCATCAATCTTCGAGTATTATAACATATACTCAACGCATAGAAACGATAGGTATCTTAGTGCTGACCCAATATACAGAGGGATAAGGTATCAATGTAAAGCATAGAATTAAAACTTGCTGAAACACTATCAAACTACTACAAGTAAAGTAACACCTGTTAACATTACTTTTATAACATCAAAGTTGCAATAAAGTAGAAATCATATATATTTATAATTAAATAAATACACCTACATGGCAGAATTTAAGTTTCCAACAGAAGAGATAGACCTCCCCTCAAAAGGATTACTCTATCCACTAGACAATCCCTTATCAAGCGGTAAGGTTGAGATGAAGTATATGACCGCTAAAGAAGAGGACATACTAACTAACCCCAACTACTTAGCTAAAGGAATAGTTATCGACAAATTACTACAGTCCCTAATTATATCAAAAGTAGATTATAATGACCTAATTCAGGGAGACCAGAATGCAATCATGATCGCAGCACGGATACTAGGGTATGGTAAAGATTACGAAATCAAGCATGATAATGTAACACAGGTAATAGACTTAACAAGTTTAGAAGATAAAGAATTTAACGAAACACTTATAACCCCTAATGTAAATGAATTCACCTTTACACTACCTCATTCAAAAGTTGAATTAACATTTAAAATACTAACCGTAGGTGATAGTAGTAAGATTAAAAGGGAGTTAGAAGGTTTAAAGAAAATCAATAAAAACGATAACCCGGAAATGACTACCCGTCTTAAGCATACAATAACTTCTGTTGATGGAGATAGAGAAGCTAAGACAATTAGAACCTTTGTAGATACAGCATTACTTGCAAAAGATGCAAGAGCATTAAGGGGTTATATAAGCGATGTACAGCCAGATATAAACCTTATTGTAACAGTAGAAACAAGTAACGGCGAGGAGGACGTTATTCTTCCAATAACTGCCACCTTTTTTTGGCCTGACTCAACAGTATAGGAAACATATATTCGACCAAATACATCAAATAACCTTCTTCGGCAAAGGAGGGTATTCGTTCACCGAACTCTACGAACTTCCTATACATTTAAGAAAGTATATACACAGTTCTATAAAAGAACATTACGATAAGGAGAATAATACAGAAACAAACGCAGAAACTTTAGCATCAGATATAAAATCCGGTGCAATCCAAATACCGGAGTATGCACGAGGGAGTAAGTTAAAGTATAACGGAGGGTAGTCTAAAACACTACCCTTTACTATTTATAATATATGGCTGACGATTCAAGTAACATTTCAAAAGAAGCTTTACAGATAGAAGACCAAAGAAGACTTCTACTTAGAGACCAACTCCTTAACCAGCAAGGTATTGTAGAGTCTTTGAAGGAAGCTTTAGGTATAAAGACTAGGTTAACAGAGTTCGAAGGAGAACAGCTTAAAACCTCACGGGAAATAGCAAAAGCGTTAAGTAATCAAAATACATCCCTAACTTCTTTAGCAGATAAGAATAAACAAATTGAAAAAAATAAAGCTTTAATTGCAAGAACCTCTCTTTCTCAAAGTATACTTGAGAGTAAAAATGTAAAGATAGCTATCCAACAAAGTAGTTTACTTAAAGAACAACTTAAAAGATTACAAGAGGAACAGAGTAGGAAGGCTGAAAGCGGAGAGCTAAATGAAAAAGCGATTCAAGACCAACAGGCTATAGTTCAAGCAACAGAGGATCAGTACAATCTAGGTCTACAAGCACTAACTCTTCAAGAGCAAGCAGAATACTTCCAGCATGAAGCTATTCAAAACCTTACTGAAGCAACTGCTCAACGAGAGCGAGAACGGGATACGATACTAGAGATAGGAACAGCTATGGGACTTTCGGGTCAAATAGCAAAAGGACTGAGTAAAATACCCGGATTCAAGGGACTTGAAGGAAGTGTAGGGATAGTAGAGGAAAAACTACGGCAAATAGCCGATGCAGGTGAAGAACTTCCTAGTAGTTACAAAACCTTTAGCATGATAGTAAAGCAGACAGGTAAAGACCTAGCTAAAAAACTACTAGACCCTCTTGTATCTGCAGCTTTCGTAACAACTCAAATAGCAAGTATCTTTAAGAGAATGGATACTTTAACATCCGGGACTGCAAGAAATTTCGGTATAAGTAATGAACAAGCAGGAGAACTTAACAAAGAACTAACAGAAACCGCAACAACACAAGAAGGACTCTTCGGAAGTACTACAAACCTAAATGAAGCATTCCAGGTATTAAACAACAGGTACGGAACATTTGCAAAGTTCGGAGAAGAGAACCTAAAAACCTTCGTAAGACTTACAAAAGAAGCAGGTATTTCTGGAGATGTAGTAGAATCTCTACAGGATACTACCTACTTAACAGGAAAGACGTTAAAAGAACAGACTATTGAATACAAAGGACAGGTAAAGATCTTAAAAGCCACGACAGGGTTAGCTCTAAACGAAAAACAGATCCTAGAAAGTATAAAAGATGTATCTACAGCAACGAAGATACAACTAGGAGGCTCTGCAGAAGCTATAGCAACCGCAGTCTTTAAAGCAAAAGCATTAGGAGTAGAGATGAAAGATCTTGAAAACATCAGTAGTTCACTTCTAAACTTCCAATCCTCAATTGAAGACGAATTAGCTGCGGAACTCCTAACAGGTAAGCAGTTAAACCTAGAAGGTGCAAGGTATGCAGCTCTTATAGGAGATCAAGGAATGCTAGCAGAGGAATTAGCAAGCAACTTCGGTACAGTAGCTGACTTCCAACGTATGAACGTAATTGAACAAGGAGCTTTAGCACAAGCTGTAGGATTAACAAGAGACTCCCTCGCTGAATCTTTAATGAAAAGGGAAGCAATGCTCGCCTTATCTCAATTCGAAGGTAATACTGAAAAAGAGAAGTATGCAACCGCAGTACAGCAGCTAGGTGTTGATGGAGCAAGACTTCAATTAGGTAACGATGCCCTAGCTACACAAATGGAATCAGTCTCCTTACAAGATAAAATGGCAGCAGCAGGCGTAAAACTTCAAGAAGCACTTGTACCATTAGCTTCTGGAGTACTACCTGTAATAAGTACAATCTTTAAATTCATAGGGGATAATATTAACGGCATAGTAACCGCTCTAAAACTTGTAATCCCATTGATGGTAGCCTATAAAGCAGCAAGTATAGCAGCCGCAGTAGCCAACATCGCCGGCGCCGCTGCTCTTTCGGCTGGAGCTGCTGGAATAATAGCAACAGTAGCAGGAGTAGCAGCACTTGCATTCCTTACTACAATAGGGGACGGAATATTTCCTGCAGAAGGTAAAACAACAATCTCTCCGAAAGAAGGAGGTTTATTTCAAGTTAGTCCTAACGACGACATAATAGTAGCTCCAGGAATAGCTAAGACTGTTAGAAGTAACTCTAATAACAATAATAGTAACAACTCTCAACAAATAGAGAATAAGGTAAACATCACTCCTTCAAATACAAACATAACCTTAACCTTAGACGGACAGTCGATAGGTAATGCAAATGCACGACAATCCTACAGAGTAGGTAGTAATGTAAAAGCATTTGGAGGTAATGTAGATATGAGTGCTTACACTTAAAATTAACAAACGTTCATATTTATAATAAATTAAAAAATCATGGGAATACTAGACTTACTAAGAGACAAAGGGTCAGAACTATCGAAGCATAACGGAGCAACCCCACCAACAAACCCTCTATCTTCAAAATTATCAAAACTACACTCAACAACCGACGGATTAGCGGGATACTCTTTAAATGGAGCCTTTCAAGGAGAAGTTAACCAAGCATACCACCAGTATGATGATGGGCAGATTAACGCATTACCCCAACCATCTAATTTAGACCTAAACGGAAAGCAGCCAAAAGGATACAAACACCCTGAGACCGGAGTAACTTACCCTTAATGGCACTAAAAGACCTCTTAACAGATTTAGGGTCGTTTTATG